TTACGCCTGCGGGGTAGCAGGGGCAGGGGGCACAGTCGGAGCTGGGGTTACAGGCTCCGCCGCAGGTGCAGGCGCGTCGGCCTTTGCAGTCTGGCGGTTCACCCACCAGTTCCCGATCGCATGTGCACCGGTCACGATCAGCGCGGCAATCAGATACGGCAGACTGTCTGGAATAGGCAGCGGGCATCCCGCCAGCAGCCATTGCAGCATGGGCGCGAGCGTGGCAGCCGTGATGGTCGTGCCGCCGGTGACAAGGGACGAAACTTGATTCATGGTCGACTCCTTTGGGTGGGTGAAATTTCGTGCACACGGTCAGGCCATGCTTGAAACCAGCTTGCCGCCCGCGTTCACGTAGGCGGTCTGCAACGCGGCAAGCGTGTTGACGTGCTGTTCGTAGTCGTTGCCCGGAAGGCTGGCCCATATGCCCGAGCAGAGCTGGACGGCCTTCGTGAAATTGCCGATGTCGATGAACGGAAGCGCGCCTTTCTCGCGAATCTGCTGGAGCGCTATCCTGTCCTGGGAGAGTGGCGAGAAATTGGCCAACCGGAGCAGTTGCCGGTATGCCAACCAGTAGCGGTAGAGCAGCTGATACCGGCCAGCGGCGGACGAATCGAGCGCCGAGTTGAGAATGTCCGGGTGCGCGGCGTAACTTGAAAACGTCAGCGGCTTCTCCGGTGTCGCGCCGACGAGCACTCGATAGCCGTCGTCGGAATCGGGAATGCGCGAGGTTCCTTCACTCCACGCGATCATGTCGAGAAAGGCGATCCGGTTGGATCCTCCGGCCTGCTGTGCGGTGATGACAGGCATGTTCAATCCTCCGTGTTTTGGCGCCGACGAAAAACCTTGTCGCGCGCCAGGATGAAAATCTGCAGAACCGTGTAGACGAGCGTGGCCGACAGCACCACGTTCGAAAGCGTCAGGTACGCCGCGACCTTGGCCAGCAGTGTGCCGATCAGGCCACCCACCCACGCGATCGACACCTTGATGGATTCCATGACGTGGTCATTACTGTCCATGGGCGTGCTCCAGAAATGAAGAACCGCCCCGTAGGGCGGCGTTAGATGCCTGCAGGTCGCGTTCAGCCTATGAGCCGCAGTAGTAAGAGAAGACCGCAAGCGCGAGATCGGGCGCCGCCTGCGGCTGGAACGCGTAGAAGCCGCACGAGTCGGGCGTGAGAAATGAATTGATCGCCTCGCTGAACAGCGATTGCCACGATGAACCGTCGCCCGACACTTCGTAATACCAGTTCGTCGCGTCGCTATGGATTCGCATCCATTCCGGAACGGCGCCAATGTTCGTTGAGAAGGGGTTGCCGGCCCACGACGAGAAATTACTGAAGTTGCCGACCCAGTAGCCGAGCTGGTTCTGATAAGCGAGTTCAAAAAGTTTGAGCTTTCCGCTCGCGCTGTCATACAGACACGGCCCAACACAACCGTAGTTCGCATTCAGTGGAGCAGCGCGCAAGCGCATCGTCACCTGAAAGGCCCCGGATGGTATCGGCTGCGTGAGGACGAATGCCTGCGCGCTGCTTGAATGCGGAGTGACAATGCCAATGCCCCACGGATATTGCGTGGCGATCGCGCCTGTCGCGCCCTGGTTACGCTGTGTGAACCCGGACAATTGCGGCACCGCGTCCGTCACGCCATGCGATGAATTCGGCGTAATCGTCGCGCTAGAACCTGTCGCCGTCACGCTCGCGTTCGTGAAATTCAGCGATCCCGGCGCCACGGCCTTGATGCTGCCGGCCTGTTCAACCGCGCCGAGCGTGCCGGCAAGGGACAATCCAACCCCAAGATTGCCGCCGTCGATCACCTGCAGATTCGCGCCGCCCGTGAGCGATTTGAATGCGAGCGTCTGTGCCGTCGAATTCGCCACATCGAGAATCGGGGCGCCACTGCCTTCGTTCGATGCGCCAGTAATTGAGCCACCGGGGCAGGTCAGGACCAGACCTCCTGCGCCGTTGTCCGTGATCGAAAAATTTCCCGCTGCGGCGAGCGTTTTCACAACGAGATTCGCTGCGGTCGATGCCGAGGTATCGACCAGGCGGGAGCCAGCTCCTTCGTTCACGGCACCGCGCAGCGACCCGCTTATCGCATTCGGCTGGTAACTGCGCACGTCGGTGTAGCTCGATGCCGTCAATGTCCCGGTCACCACCTGGTACAGCGGAAACGACGCGGCCGGAAAGCCTGAGGTGTTGCTGCTGACCACACCCGTCACCGGATCCGCGAAAATATAGTTCGTCGCGCTCGCGGCCAGCGTCAGGGTACCGTCTGGAATCGATTGCACCATGCCCTCGGGGTTCATATACGTGCCGCCGTAGTAGCCCCAGACGAGGCCGCCCGTTGTTGCCGCGCGCCGGCCCCACAACATCAGTGGGCTGACGGCATCAAACAGCGCGTTGAGCGTCGCCTCCTTTGTCGAGGAAGTCGCGGAAAGCGTATCGAGCAGGGTTGAACTGTTCGACATGGCCTACGCTCCGGCGTACCAGGAAAACACCGAAAGGCCGACGGCCTGCCCGTTCGGATCAGCGAAGAATCCCACCTGGTCCGGCGTGAGAAAGGTCGCGCGCGAGAGCGAGTACATATTCACCCACGTAACGCCGTCCGGCGACACGTCGTAATACCGGTTCGTCCCGTCGTCACGGATCCGGTGCCAGTCCGGCCAGAAGGTCATCGCGTACTGCGAGCCCTGAAATCCGTTCCACGCGGTCGGGCTGTTGAAGTTGCCAATGCCGTACTGGAATCCGCTCTGATACAGCAGGCCTGCGACCTGCAGCAGGCCGCTTGAACTGTTGCGCCAGACGAGTCCACACTTGATGTAGCTGGAGCTCGCCGGAAACGCGCGCATGCGGGCGACGACCTGATAAGGCGTCGAAGGCGCGGCCACGACCAGGCACGCGCAGTTTTCACCGCCTGCTTTCGGCGTGGACAGGCTGATGCCCCACGGTTCCTGCAGCGCGGTGGCGCTGCCCTGGTTGACCCAGGTGAAATTCGACAGGTTCGGCGGTTGATCGGGCGTGCCGAAACCCGAGAACAGCGCGATCTGCGCCTGCGATCCGCCCGGATTCGTGACCTGCGCCCCCTGGAAATTGAGCTGCGTCGCCGCGCTGACGGCAGTCGTCCCGTTCTGCTGGATCGCCGGCGCGACGGCAGCGGCCGCGTTTGCGCCGATTGCGATGCCGGCGGATCCATTGTCGGTGATCGTGATGCCGCTGCCGGCGACCAGTGTCTTGAACGCGAGGTTGCTCGACGTAGTGGATGCAGTGTCGAGCACGCCGATCCCACTGCCTTCGTTGCTGCCGCCCGTGACGGTGCCGCTCGTACCACTCGTGCTGATCGTGATCCCGTTCGATCCGCCGTCCGTGACCGACACCCCCGATCCGCCAATCAGCGACTTGAAGGCGAGCGTCTGCGCTGTCGAATTCGCCGTGTCCAGTACAGGTATTCCACTGCCTTCGCTCGTTGCGCTGCGGACGGTGCCCGCGATCACGCTCGGCTGGTAGCTGCGGCAGTCCGTGTAGCTGGAGACACCGGTCGAGCCGGTCACGATCTGGTAGAGCGGAATCGACCCGGCGGGGAAACCCGTGGTGTTCACCGACACGGCACCGGTTGTGGCGCTCGCATACACGTAGTTGGTCGTGCTCGCGGTGAGCGTGACGGTGCCGTTCGCGATCGCATTGGCGGTGGTGCCGACCATATATGTGCCGCCGTAGTAACCCCACGTCAGGCTGCTCGTCGTGCTCGCGCGCCGGCCCCAGATCATTGCGGGACTGGCCGCATCGAACATTGCATTGGCGATCACTTCCTTGGCCGCCTGATTTGTCGCGATGGTGTCGAGCAGCGTCGTGCTGTTGGACATCGTGTTACCTCGTGATGGTCGTCGTTGCGGATGCGCCCAGCACGCCCTGATCGCTGTTCTGCTGCACGCGGAAGGTGATCGTCGCGCCCGTCGGGAAGCCGTCTGCCGAGATAGTGGCGGCGGCATACGTCCAGGTGCCGCCGGCACCGTTGCCGGCCACCGTGACGGTCCGAACCACGGTCGAACCGTTCAGGATCGTGAGCGTGTAGTTCTCGGCCGACTCATCGAGCGGGACATCGGCGCCATCGATCCACTGGGCGCGCACGCGGGCACGCCGGATCCACGACAGCGAGATGTCGGAGGTGCTCGACGCGCTCCCGTGCGCGGCGATGAAATACACCGGCGAGAGTGGCATGACCCGGCCGTTCTTCGGCGTGAGGCTCACCTGCGCGCCGGGCGAACCTGAGAACAGGTTAAGCAGGAATGTCTCGAAATAGAGCGTCGAGCCGAAATCCGTCGTCTGGATCGGCATCGACACGATCGCAGCAGGATCGAGCAGCACGAAGCGCTCGCCAGCGGCGTGGGTGGTCATGGCGGCTTCCGTTCCACCGCGCCCCCGCAGCAGACCGGACAACGTCCAGGTGTTGGCTGCCGTCTGCGTCGCGTTGCGGAAAAACAGGATTTCGCCGCCCAGCCACGCCGCATTGGCGCCGGTGAGGAAATCTGCATAGCTGCACGAAGCGAGCGCCCCTTCGTAGAGCACGATACTGACCGTATTGATTTCGTCCGGGAGGTTGCCGCCGCCGAACGATGACAGGGCACCCGCCGCGTAACCCATGACGGACGCATGGGTGATCTGCGCGAACTGTGTGAACGTCACGTCATCGCGCGACAGGTCGATCGCCGCACCGGGCCACGATGAAGCCATGCCGCAGGCAGCGATGTAAAGCCCGGGCGTGTTATCCGCATCGCGCAGCGGCGGAATGTCGAGCGCCAAGAGGATGGTCGGCCCGCTGTAATCGATCTGCTGGCTGGCAAAGCCAAGCGCTGCGCCGCCCTGCGTCGTGTAGGAGCTGCCTGGATAGATATCGGGTTCCTCGCGCGCGGCGGCCCAGAGGAGCGACCCCTGGCCGTCATACTGGCAACGCGTGATCCGAACGATCCAGCTCTCGCCGTTCGCGCCCTGCAACGTCATTACGTCGCCCGGCTCGTACTGCAGGTAAGCGAGGCCTGTCGTGAACTGGAAAGTCTTGCGGCCGACCCATGCCGACCACAGCATGGCCTGGGTACGCGCGAGCGCATCGGAACCCGCGAGCACGATCGGTACCTGCATAACGGTGTCGCGGTTCGAGTTCGTGTATGCGCGCATCGCACGCTGTGTGTTCGGGTTGTAGTCGTCTCCGAGTTCCGGGTAAGTCAGCTGCATCGAGCGAGGCAGATCGACCTCCTGCACGATCGTCTCGGTGATCGGCGTCGTGTTTGCCGTGTCACCCACATTAGGCGAGGCACCGAGATCGGCGTAGAGGAAGGTCCCGACCGGTTGCGCACCGCGCTTCACGAACCGGATCACGCCGCCCGAATCGCACGCATCGAAGAAGTACGTGGACATGAGCGGGCCGAGGTTGCTGCGCGTGGTCGAATGGTTCGTCACGCAGTAGCCGTTCATCACGTCGGTGAGCTGCGAGACATCGACCTGCGAAGCCGACAGGCCCGCACGGCCACACAGGTCGGCCACGACATTGCCGACCGTCGTGAAAGTCTGCCCCTGCGAAATCCACATGTATCCGAGCGAGATGCTGCTGAGGTTCGCACCCGAGGCGAACACGAAGAAATTTTCGTTGATGGCCACCATCGTCGAGACGCCGAACGGTGCATAGCCGAGTACCGTGTAGGTGTTTTGCGACGGCCGGAACAGGGATACGGCGAGGTTGTCGCCCACCGTATAGATGTAGTCGTCCGTCAGCACATACCCGGTATTCGCATTGAAATTGATGCCGGTCCAGGTGGTGGTGACGGCCAGCGTGTCCCGGTCGAACTGGAACAGATGGCCAGTCAGGTCGTCGAATGCATAAACGTGGGTCGCCGAGCCGCCGAGGATGTGCCATTCGCCCAGCTGGGTGCTCTGGGCGACGATCAGCCCCTGCTGCGAGAGATCGCACCGGTAGATTGGACGGCCACTCGTCGTATAGGACGAGCTCAGGAAGATGTCGCTGCCGTTGCGCCAGAAGCAGGCCTCGTCGCCATCGAAGCCGAGGTCCATGCTGCCCGTCAGGCTCATGTCGTCACACGAGCCGTCCGGATGCAACCACCCCGGCCAGGTGTAGATGCCCGGCACATCGCTGTAGCCCAGTGGCATGTTGATGCCACCCCGGTTGCCGCTCCAGGGAATCAGCTGCGTCTGGACGGCACCATAAGCGCTCAGGTTTGCGACGGTGACGCCGTTGTAGCCGAAGTAGTACCCGTAGCCCATCGCGATGCCGCCCGACGCCGACAGGCACGGCGCCATGAAGAACGTTCCGAGCGAGGTCGAATACGCATACGTTGACGCCGAGCTCGACGTGGCGAGTGCGGCGGGTGCCGTGACCACCTCGAACGAGAGGGACGGCAGATAGTTGCCCCATTGCGAGAGGTCCAGCTCGTTGAATACGACGTAGGCCAGTCCCCGGTGCGCCGGCGTGTTGTTCACGCCGAGCGCAGCCTGCATTACCGGATCCGGCAGCTGGTTTTCATCACCGGGGTAGACGGTGAAATTCGTCACCATCTGGTTCGAGCCGCTGATCGCCTGGAAATTTGACGGATTGGACACGTCGTAGATCAGCTTGCCGTTGGCCCAGATGCGCCGCACGGCCGAAATCGGACCCGCACACAGACCGACGGCGAACGACATCGACACCTTCTGCTGCTGCGGCCCCTTGCCACCAGCCCCTTTACCGCCGCTGCTGGCGACGTAAGGCTGGCCGGCCCAGATGATGTTCCCGGCAATCCGGTAGATGCCGTAGGCGAGCGGAACCGGCTTGCCGTATGCGCTGTCCTGGATGCGGATATCAGCGGGCTGCGGGCCCTTCTGGCGGAACAGCAGGCCACCGGCGATTCCGCCCGCCATCCAGCCGAGTTCTGCACCTTCTGCGATACCGGCAGGCCCGCCGATCAGGAAGCCGGCCGCACCGCCGACCACGGCACCGGCGGCAGACAGGACAAGCTGGCCCATTCAGACGACTCCAGGGATGCGATAGGCTGCCACGACGTGGCGCCGGGTTTTTTCATCGAGGCGCGATTCGACCACGCGCCGGTTCGGCAGATAGCCGTGGATAAAGTGATCCGCATCGGTCAGGATCGCCACGTGGATCGGCGTGGCGTGCCACGCGAACAGCAACACATCGCCGCCTTGGGCATCTGAAAGCGGAACTCGTATCAGGTGAGCTTCTAGTGCGCCGCGCAGCCGGCCATCCGGGCGGCGCCCGTAATCTGGCGCATCAGGCACGTCGAGGCCGACCGCGCGAGATACGCCGATCACAAGACCGATGCAGTCGCAGGCGGTGCCCTTCAAGCGTCCTTGATGCTGGTACGGGGTGCCGAGCCAGTCGCGCGCTTCGGCGACGAACTGCTCGCGCGTGATGGTCACCACGGCATGATCTTCCATTCAGTCCCCCTGAGGCGAGAGCAGGAGGTCGGGGCCGGGGATATACGGCTCGCCACGGAAATGGACGACGTTGTTGTAACGCGCGTAGCAGGTGCCAAGCTGTTTGTCGCAGCCGGCCGCGATCGTGTACGTGTCGCCGACCGCCACGGGGTACGGCATCGCCATCGCAAGCGTCACGACGCCCGGCGCGAACGCCTTGACCTCCATGACGAAACCCGCGTTCTGGCCGGTTAGCCACTTGACCTTGCCGAAGGCGAAATACCCGACTGTGTAGTTGTAGCTGATGAAAATCTCACCGCCGGCCTGTGCGCTATTGAATGTGTAGAGACCCGCGGCCGAGACCGTGTACTGCCCGGATCCGGTCCCGACGCTATAGGTGGTGCCATACGAATCGACGACCGAGATCGTCGAAACAAACGCACCACCGTTGGGGGGCACGACCTGGACCGTAAACGGCGAGCGTGTCGGGATCTTGTGGCCGGTCGTATCGGTGTAGGCGACGACCGGCCCGGTCTGCGTGAGGCCGGGATCGTTCCAGCTGGCCGCGCCGTTCACGCGCGCGACCGTACCGTTGAAGGTGAGTGACGTCAGATCGATCGTGCATTTCGCGTCGCCAAGCTGCGCGCGGCAGGTCGGGCTGTACACGTCCCCCTGTTCCTGCTGCATCAGCTGCGCCACGCCGCGCATTTCGACCTGATAGGCGCCGTTTGTGATCGTCACCTGACCGAGCGTGCCGCTCGCCAGCGTCACGGCGCCGGCCGACGGGTTTGTGTAGTCAACCAGCGCGCAGGTCACCTGTGCGAAATCCCACTGTCCGGACTCGAGCGAGGCCTGCGTGATGGCCGAATTGTCAAATACGGCCTGAACCTCGAGGTTCGAGGTCGAAAGGTCGCTCGTGCTGTCGATCTGCGAATGGGTGTAGCCGCCTGCCGACTGATACGTCATGCCACCGTACGTGACAGGCTGGTCGAGATCGGTGAACGCGAAGACCTGTCCATCGGTGCGGGTGATCTTCCAGAGCGTGCAGACGGTCTGCACCTCGGCCTGCAGCGTGGCGAGGAGGGCGGTGGGAATCGAACGCATGAAGATGGCGAATTACGGGCGGATCTCTATCAGGGGGATTGATCCCCAGTCGACCAGCAGATCGCCAACCGCACCATTGCGGTCCATGATCTGTTTTTTCATCTGGTCTACGTCAAACCGCACAGGCACATCGAACTGGCCTGTCCACGTGAGCGTGGGGGAGCCCGTCGGTGCCGGCGTAATCGTCACGAGCCCGGTGGTCGTATCGAGCGTGACGCCGGTCGTAAGCGGCGCGCCGGACTGCAAAACCTGCACGCTGCCCGCAACTGCCTTCTGGATCAGCCGCGATTCCGTGAGTGCTCCGTTCGAATACAGTTTCGTCATCTGGTAGACGCCACTGGTTGCGGTCGCAACCAGTACGCCGGTGCCGCCGTCGGAGTAATCGGTCCAGTCCTTGATACGAAAACCATATGCGCGTCCCTTGACCGTGCGAAAGAAGGCATCGAGCGTGGCGGTATCGGCGGCGTTCATCGCCCGACGTCCGACATCGAACTGGATGCGCGCCTGCGTCCAGGCGGGGATGCGCGCGTCGCGCCCGCTGTAGACCTGGTTGACGACGGTCAGGTACGTTGGGCCGACCGTGGCACCGAACGCGATGTTGTCCGGAAAGCGGGGCGATTCGAGAAACGTGGTCATCGCGTAATCAACCGTTCCTTGCTACCGCGATGTTTGCCTGCCGCATGATGGCCTGCGCTTGCTGCTGCGCGCTCTGCCGGGTCGTGCCGGGCGGCACCGCAATATTCAGGTTGAACGTGTGGCCACCGCGCGCGGGACCGGAAGAACCACCCGGGGTAACCGTACCGCCCTGGTTGCCCATCATAAGGAACGTGCGGTTCGCGACGGTCAGCAGCTCCGGTCCTTTCTCGTTGACCTCGTACAGGCCACCCGGCGACGTATCGCCGCCGGATGCCATATGAAACGGGTAGGTCAGCATGCTGCCGATATCGTCCGCCCCGACACTGAAATCGGGCGTCAATCCCATCAGGCCGGACGGCATGACATCGGTCGACAAAGACATCGCACTGCCACCCGTCAGCCCGAGTAGTCCCATGCCCCAGCTGAACAGCTGCCCCAGCCACCCGCCCGAACTGCTGCCGGAACCAGAGCCCGAGCCAATCCCGAATAACTGGTTCGTCAGATCCTGCGCAATGATCTTCGTGATTGCCTGCTCAATGCTGTTGGCCGTATCGAGGAATTCCTGCCGCAGCGTCTTCGTGCGGGTGATCGTGTTGTCGAGCATGTTCGCGAACGAATGGGCGAAGACGTCGGAGATAGACTTGCCGAGCACGTTGCTCGAGGCGGAAAGTTGCTGGACTTGCAGGCCGAACTGCTGCGCCTGAAGATCGAGTTGCGGCAGGCCCGAGTTCGATGCGATGCCCTCCATCAGCTGCTGGATTTGCGCAAACTGCTGCGCGGCCTGCTGGCGAAGCTGGCCGAGTTCGACCATGCCGGCAACGGCACCTTTCTCGCCTGTCTCCTGTGCGACGGCCAGTTCCTTCTCCGCGAGGGTGAGTCGTTGGGTGATCTGCTCGGCTTCCTGCTTTAGCGAATTCATCTGCGCCTGTGCGACGGCAGCATTGCGTGCTTGTGCAAGCGTGGCGAGCGTGTCCGTGTCGCCGGCGAGCGTCGCCTGGCGCTGCAGGTGGCCATGCTCGCGATCGAAGTCCGCGCCCGCCGTGCGGCCCGGATCACGGTCTAGCTTGCCGAGTTCCGAGTTCAGCTTCTCAACCTCGTCACGGTACTTGCGCGTATCCTCGGTCTGCTTCTCGGTCAGTTCGGACAATCGCTCCGACGACTGCAGTAGCGCCTGCTGTTCGTCGTTTCGCAGCGCATTCGCCCGGTTCGTCAGCGTGACGCGGGTCCGGGCATCGGCCGTGCGCTTTGCCGCGCCTTCGACGATCGTGATCTGCTGATCGTAGAGCGTGCGGATCTGAGAGTTGTACTGCTCGATCGCCGCCTTCGACTGGTCGTAGTACGCCTGCTCGCTGATGTGGTCATCGCGATACGCGAGTTCCAGCTGTTTCTGCCAATCCTGCAGCAACCGGGACTGCGAGGTGATCTGTTCCTGGATCGGCTGGGTCTGCGCATCGAGATTGGCCCGGTCAAGCCCTGCGCCACCGGCGCCGTGGCTGTATTCCTTGCGGATACGCTCCTGCATCGCGCCGATTTCGGTGGGTGAGGCACCCGCCTGCTGGCCGACACGAGCGGCTTCGTCGAGCTCTTCCTTCAGGCGTTCGGCGCCGACCTTGTGCGCCTTCGTGAGTTCGTCCCAGCGCGTCTTCGCCGCGACGACCATCTCATCGGTGTGCGCCTTGTAGGCCGCCAATGGCGCCGCATCCTGCTGGCGACGCGCAAGCGACGTTGCAGCCGACTGCTGACGGATCAGGTCGTCATAGCTTCCGCCGGCCTGCTGGTTGATCGATGCGCCATCCCCGACGTTCATCGCATAGTCAAAATCGCTTTGGCCTGAGCGCCTGGCGGTGAGCGTACGGTTGATGCGCGCCGCCGTTTCCGCTGCCGTCTCGGCGCGACCGACTGACATCAGCGCATCGGCGGTATCGCTGATCGCGGACTTCACCCCGCGCCAGGCGCGCTCGATGTAACCGAGGTTCTCCGTCGCTGCGTTGCCAAGGTGCTGGTAGAGCGCGGTCGAAGCGACCGCCATCGCCTGTTCCTGCTGGCCGGCCTGCTCCAGCGCCTTGATGTGATCGTAGAGTGCGCCGTCGACGAAGCGATACTGCCTGTTCGCATCGAGGGCCCACTTCAGCACGCCGTCCGACATGCCGGCGAACTGGCGCACGATCTCCTGCGCATTCTGGCCGGTGACGACCTGCAGCCGGGTGGCGGCAAGCGCGACGGATTCGAGCGCCCCCGAACTGATACGCCCGGACGAGATCAGTGCCTGCGTGATCTCGCGCGCATTGCCGATCGTGGCGCCCGAGGCATCGGCGATACTGCGTGACAGTCGGTTATAGCTCGCTTCTGTCTGGCCGGCGTAGTTGCCGGTCAGCATGATCGAGCGTGCGAACTGGGCCGACTCCATCGCGCCCTTGATTGCCATCGCGGCAAAGCCGGCAACGGCTGCGGTAAGCCCTGCGATCGCAATGCCTGCCGGGGATGCGAGCTTCGACATGATGTCGATACGCTCGCCCAGCACCATGAGCGATCCTGCCGCGCGCTTGAAGTTGCCGGTGGCCAGTTCATGGGCGAGCACCAGCATCTCGCGCCGCGCACCGACCGATGCGTGGCCGACCCGTTCGATGCTGGCTGCGGCTTCCTCGGCGCCCTGTACGCGCTGGATCGCACGCCCGGCCGTGGCGACACCCTGGATGTTGTCGGACGTACGGGAGGCTGCCGCATCCATGCGGCGCATCGCAGACTCGACGATCTGCTGCAGGCGCCCCATGTCTTCCTGCGTGCGGGCGACATTACCCTGCAGTTCGAGAACGAGGGAGCCGAGCGACATAGGTCGATTGTGTGCGGTTGAAAACCAGTTTCAGGATCGTTGCGGATTGCTGCTCGGGGTCGTCGAAGAAGATCGGTTTCTCTTCGACGCGCGGCAGGTAGGGCATGAAGTCACTCGCCCGGTAGGGCTTGGGCAAGGTACGGTTGCCGTGATTGCCGACGGCCGCAGCGATGATGCCGGCACGCAGATCGGCGCGTGCCTCACCAATCGCCTCGATGCGCTCGAAGGCCATCCATTCGGTCAGTTCACTGCTGTCGAGATTGGCCAGCAGTTGCCGGACCGTCATGCCGAGGGCTGCGGCGAGCCGGAAGCAGAAGCGTCGGGCTGGCCGCTCACGGAGTTTTTTTCCGCGTCCGCCACGGCGTCCTTCGACAGGCCGTTGATGCGCTGCGCGGCGACGAACAGGCGCTCGATCACGGCCGCGTTCTTGCCTGCGAGCGCGGGCAGGTCATCCGGTGTGAAGAGCGGCGTGCCGGTCTCATCGACCGCCGTGAAGATCACGAGCTTCGCCCGCATGTTTTCGGTATCGACGCTATAGCGGCCGGACGAGTCTTTCGTCATCAGGCTGGTTTCATAGGCGTCGCGTTGCCCGCCCGTCATCGAACGGATGATGACGGCGCCGCCCCATTCGGGCACGTCGACGATAACGGTTGCGAGGTCATTGGCCGCAAGGATGGCGGCACGATTCAGGATCGTGGACATGGAAGTTCCGTGGTGAGGTTACAGGAAGCAACCGGAGATCACGCAATCGTGATCGGCCCGGTGATAATCAGGTTGATAGTGGCGGTCAGCAGCTTGTCCACACCGCCATCCCAAGGGAACGATTCGACGAACGCGGTGAAGGTCGCGGTGTGGCCGTTGGGTAGCGTGAGCCGATAATTTGCGAGCGCGCTGCTCGCCTTGAGCGTCTGTAGCGCAAGCTGCCCCGCATCGGTCAGGTCGATATCGACGTCGAAGCTGAAATTGCCCGGATCCTGTAGACCTGCGCGATATTCCTTCGCGAGCGACGCGAGGTTCGTCGCGTCGAGCTTCGATGTCTTGCCGTCGAAGCCCTTGATTGTCTTGAAGTTGCCGATCGGCGTCCAGGCAACGGGCGTGGCCGTGCCCCCTGAGGTCCACGATGCACCGCCTGTCGAGTTGAAGTTGACGGCGAACGTATTCGGCGTCACGTTGGTCACGACGAGTGACTGGCCGTTAAGCCCCGTCTCGCCGCCGACGCCGGCGAACGACACGACGTCGCCGTTGCTGAAACCGTGCGCGGTTGCCTCGATGATGGTGGGGTAGCCGAGAATGATTCCGGTGATACTGACGGCGGCGCCGGTGCCGCCTGACACGGCAAACGACGAGCCCTGCGACGAAATGGCAGTCGAGGTCATGGATGTGACTCCAGAGAGAAGGAAAACAGAGGAAGCAGAAGCAGGTCAGTCGTGCCAGACGGAAAACGTCTGCACGACACGGAAAGCCTTGACGTCGGATTCGTACAGGTCCTGCTCATGCTGCAGGACGTTCTGGATGCTCCACGACTGGAACGCAGCGGCCACGGCCGAAGCGGTCGCCACGGCATCGGCATATGTGTAGCCCCAGGACGAGATCTCGAAGAGCGTGTTGTTGATCGGCGGCGAGCCGTTGCCGGCAAGCGTATTGCAGATCGGACTCGCCAGACGCCGGTAGACGATGTACGGGTACGTGCCATCCTGCAACTGCACCTGGGGCGAGACGCCTCCGGCGGCGAGCGGCTGCAGCAACGCTGCCACCTGCTCCTGGATCGTGGTCATTTCATCGTCAGCCCGAGGTTGGCCGCTTCTTTTGGAATGCGGGCTGCGAGGTAATCGATCATGGCCTGGATCGCCTGATCCTTCGCAATCGCAAACGCCGGCCGCATAAACGAGCGTGGTTCAACCCAGATCGCGGTGGGCATCGCCTTGACCGCCGCACGATGTGCCTTCAGCGACATACCCTTCGGACGTGGCGGGACATAGGCGTGGCCGAATTCCAGCCACGTCCAGTAGTAGGCGTCGAGATTTGTGACCCGGCCGCGCACGACCTTGACCTGATTCTTCCGGCCGCGCCGTACGCCGACGTAGAACACCTGCAGCAGTTCGTTCGAGCGCTCGGGGATCTGCTTCTGGTAGATCGCGCGCCGGATGCGTCCGGGATCCTGGCGTGGATCGTCGCCCTCGTAGACCGGCGCAAACACAACCGCCTGCTGGCGCAGCACGGTGGCGCCTGCATTGACCGCGCCGCGTAGCACGTTGCGACCGATATTGCGGGGCAGCTGCTCGAGCGCCTTGGCAAACTCGTCCAGCCCCTTGATGCATCGGAGTTCAGCCATTCGTCAGTCCCTCGCTCGCGAGCAGTTCGACGGTCCGGTTAGATTCATCGATGTTCAGCGCAGCATTGATGTCGAAGATTCGGCTGGCGTAGACGATGCGGTATGTGGCCACGACACGCGGATCCGCAAAGATCGCGTCGTACCGGACCGTGAAACGGTGGGAGACATCCGTTGAGATCGATTGGGCGGCGGCACGCTCGCTGCCGCTCAGCGCCTCGATATATGCGTAGACCGACTTGATCGTCATCCACGCCTCGACCTGCTGGCCGAAACTGTCGCGGGCCGTGCTGCGCTGCTGGATGGCCACCAGCCGGTTCAGCTGGCCCGCACGCATCTGCGTGGTCATGGCAACATCATCCGGTAGGGATCGAGCAGGCCAGCCACGAACGGCAGTTCCTCGACCTTGCCCCGATTGAGGATCGCGACTTCCTCCCGGTTCTCGTACAGCGAGCCGGTGCGCAGCAGGATCCAGTTGCGGATGCCCTCGGGCACCGGCTCCGCACCACCGTAGACATAGCTCGTGCCGCTGCCTGCGTCCGACAGGGTGACCGGATTGCCGCCGGGATCCTGCAGGGCATAGAGGCCCGCGTTCGCAGCCGTCACCGTGTACGGGACGTCAACCTGCAATGGCGTCGGCAGCTCCCCGCCCGAATTGAAGAACTGGACGGTATTGCCGATGGCCCAGGTGACGGGGCCGCGCACCTGAATCTGCGTCGAGGGTAGACTGCCCGGGACTGTGCACACCGACATGTAGCCGGCGTCATACGTCACGGTGACTGCACCGATCTGTGGCAGCGGGATCGGCCAGGTCTTTCCGAATCCGGGCGTGATGATCGCGGGCATCAGCGCCGCGTTGACCACGTAGTCGGCCAGATCCATCGTCTGGGGCATGCCGTTCATGTCGAGATAGTTGATCGACACAACATCGACGAGCGGCGCGTGAGGGAGCACGATCGCAAATGCCGGATAGTTGATCACATGCTCGAACGGCAGCGGCGTACCGATGCCCGCCATCGGGAACCGGTCCAGCACGAGCTGATAGCGCGCGTGGAGCAGCTGCTGGCGCGTGATCGTCTCGGCTGCAATCCGGGCCGTGGTCACGAGCGAGGCGATCAGCGTGTCCTGCGCATTGTCGGTCACGCGCAGGTGCAGTTTCGCCTCGTTGAGATCCACGGGCTCGCCGACAGGCCGCTGCAGCAGGATTTCCGGCATAGGTCAGTCCGGCAACGATGGACTCAGACTATCTGGACGACGCTCGCGTCGCCAAGATTGACCGGAATCGGCGCTGACGCATCCACCGGCGGATCGAAGCGGCCACCGACACCGAACAGGTACGCGGCAACAAACGAGGCTGCTGTGCCGACCGTGAGCGAGAGCTGCACGAACGCGTATCCGTTGTTTGTGTCGACGTCGCCGTTGCTGAAATTGATCAGCGCCTGCACGTTGGCGCCGGCGGCGGCCTGGATCGTCGTGATCGCCTTGTTGGGCAGATCCTTGGCACCGGTGCCAGTTGCATCCTGCGCCTGCCGGACCTTTGCGTCGAGCGTGGCGTTTGTGCCCATGACGCCGGTACCGATCAACGCGAGGAACGTATGGAAATTCTGAACCGGCACCCACGCAGTGGTAACCGTGCCGGCAGGCTGGTTGGCGGGGTCGATCGAGGTCAGCAATGCCTCGAAATCGGTGGGTTTGAGACTCGGGAACATGGGCGGAATCCTCCGGTTAGGTTCGGAATCAGCGCGGGATCAACGCGCCGCGAGCTGGATGAACGGCGACAGGTTGTTTGTGCCGTTGGCCGGCTTGATCGGGCTGGTGATGGCGGGCTGCCCGTCCAGACGAAACACTGTCCGGAACGCCATGGCGTCGGCGTCGAAGTACAGGTGCATGGACGTCGCCGTCTCGATGCCCGATGCCTTCTTGATGGTGCGGTAGTACGACATGTCGAGCAGGATCACGTCGCCTTGCGACGAGAAGCTCTTCGCGTGCTGCGAGACGAACACCGGACGGCCAAGCAGCATTCCGTAGGGCGATTCCTGTGCACCTGCCGAGATCGGCAGGTAGATCGGGTAGTTACCGAGCGTGAGCGTGAAGAGCGCAGGCAGCACATCGTTGTTTACGAGCCAGATAGCACGACCGAAAGATCCCGGTGGCAAGCGCGAGATCATCTTTGAGAGGTTCGAGATGGTCAGCGTCTGCGTGGCCTGACCGGAATCCTTCGAGACAACGATCGCGGCATTAGCCTGCAGGGCGCCAATCGGCATGCCGTTGCCGGCACCGAAGAGCAGCGACTCATTGGTTTTCCAGCGGATCGAGTCGCCGATCTTACGGTTCAGGTATTGACCAAGCGCCGGACCGTCGGCGATCAGTTCATCCGTGAGCGGCACGAGCGCCATCATCTTGTGCAGGTACTGCGTCGTTGCCGACAGCTTGGGCTTGGTCGCCGTTCCGGTATTGGCTTCGGCCTGCCAGTACGCGCGGATCCCGTCGGTGCCCCACGGCGTCGTCTCGTCTTTCGGGAACACCATCGAGTTGCCCTCGATGTCGTAGTCGTCGGTGTAGGGCAGCAGCGCATCCTCGCCGAGCGAGAGCGTGAAGATATCGCGCGAGAACTCCGGCGGAATCAGGAAACCTCCATCCGGACCAGAGCCTTCGCCGCCGTATGTGCCGGGCGCGACCGCACCGTAGCGCAACCGGTCGTCGGCGCGCATCGGGTTGACGGTGGCCGTGTGCACCGAGCGGGCGAATTCGCCGAGCGTCTGGAAGCCGCGCTTCGGATCCTGTTCGACGTTCTCCGAGACGCTGATGCGCGCCCCCTCGGGAATCGTCACACCTGCGGTGCGTTCGGCTTCGATCAGCGCTTCCTCGCGCTCGATCTGGCGCTGCGTGGACTGGATCGATGCCATCAGCGAGTCGTACTGCGTTGCCTCGGTGTCGTTGAGGTCACGGTCTTCGGCGTGGGCAGCATCGACTAGCTTGCGCGCGTCGGCAACCAGCGTCGCCTTGCGCTGCTGCAGGGTGCGGAGGGTTTTGCTCATGTCAGGCTCCAGAAATGAAAAAACCTCGCCGGAGCGAGGTCGAGAGATGAGATGGGAGGAGGTTACGTGCCGATCAGGTCGAGGAGACGTCGCCGGCACGCGATGCGTCCCATGCCCTCGGTGACAACGGGCTCAGCCTGAGGAACCACAGGGTCTGCTGTCGCACTGGCCTTCGCGGACTGGCGCAGGTTTTTCGACATGCGCCGGATCACGTCGTCAAACCCGGCGATGTCATCGACCATACCGGCCTCCTTCGCGGCCTGTGCGCCCAGCACGCGACCCTGGCCCATGCCGTCACGCACCGTGGCAACCGGCACGCCCCGATTACGCGCGACCGCTTTCGTGAAGGCACCGTAGTAATCGTCGACACGGCTTTGCATGAAGGCCTGCGCATCGGCGGAAAGCGGGCCGTATGGGTTGCCTTCAGTCTTGTACTTGCCGGCAGTAATTAGCGTGGTCGTCACACCGGCATCGGCCAGCGCCTTCGACCAGTCCTCGTGCGCCGACCACACGCCGATCGAGCCGACTTCGCCACCGGGCGTCACATAAAATTCGCTCGCGGCGCTGCCGAGCCAGTACGCGGCGCTGGCCGCCAGGCTGTTCGCGATCGTGACGACCGGTTTCTGGCCACGCGCCTGATAGATCTCGTCGGCCAGTTCCTGTACGCCGTAGACGCTGCCCCCGGGCGAGTCGATGTCGATCAGGACGGCATCGACCGAGTCGTCGGCCAGCGCGGAGCGGAGCGCCTGCGCGAACATCTGCGTGCTCATGGATCCGGGGCCGGAAATATCATCGGCCATGTTGCCGCGCTGCGTGACGACACCGTACATCGGCAGGACGGCGATCGAGCCGTTGCCGGCGCGTGCGCTTGCCCCTCGTCGGGCTGCCACGGTTGCTGAGTCGGTTTGGACCGCAGTCATCGTATCGGCATCGGCGACGGCACCAAGCGACCAGCGTGCGATCACCCCGGCGAAGGCCGACAATCGCTCGGGCATGATGGCCCATGGGGTCGACAGGAATTCAGAGATCAGGAGCGCGTGTTTCATTCAGTATTCCTGGCGTCGTCGGACGTGTCATCGGACTCGTCGGGTGCGGGTTGCGTCGTTGCTGGGGCGTTCGATGCGTCGCTTTCCTCGACCATATTGAGTGGCCGCAGCGGTTCGTCGAGCCCGTCGAGCGGATCGAGCGATTCCATGCGGCGCGCCTCGTTACGCGTGAGCCAGCCATCGAGAATGCCGTTGTGGTAGTACATCGCCCGGGCCTGTGCATCGCCGCGCAACAGCGCCGTGACCGGAAACTCAAGGTTCAGGCCATCGTCCTCAGCGAGGAAGTGGTAGCGGATCGCTTCCTCCCAGCGCACGAGCCAAGGGCGCAGAGTGTGGATCACGAACTCGAGCGATTGCTGCTCGATGTTCGAGAAGGTGGCCTTGTCCAGGTCTCCGATCATGTGCGGCGGAATCCGGAACAGGCGCGCGATTTCGGAGACGGAGAACTTGCGCGTTTCGATGAACTGGATGTCCTCGTTCTTCAAGCCCAGCTCGTGATACTTCATCCCGAACTCGAGGATGGCCGTCTTGTGCCGGTTGCGGCCGGTCTGCTGCCGCTGCCATGCCTCGCGGAATTCACGGCGCTTCTCGTCAGACGGGAACGCATTCGGCATCTCGATCCAGCCACCCGGCGTCGCGTCGTTCATGAAAAAACGCATACCGTAGTCCTGCGCGGCGAGTCCACCGGCAACTGCCTCGCGTGCGGCCGTAATCGGGTTGTAGCCGACGATGCCGTCCGGCGACAGGCCGCGCAGGTGGAACACTTCGCTTCGTGCGAGCACGATCTCGCTGCCGTCACGGCGCGTATACCGGTAGCGCCACTGCGTATCGGACAGCAGTTCGATCGTCACGCGATCCGGATGCAGCGGCAGCAGGTCTGTCACTTCGCCCCGGCTGTTCGAGACGATCTGCGCGAACGCATTGCCGCGCAGTGTGCAGTGTCCCTGCAGCATCTCCCGGAATTCCAGCGGATTCTGGAAATCATTGGGCCTTACGGCGAGCAGCCGGTAAAGCCAGTGGTTGCGCAACGGCGTCTTCCGTCCATCATGCCGCTCGCGGTACAGCATGAACGGCAGTGTTGAGACGGATTCGGCGAGCACACGCACGCAGGCGAATACGGCCGTGAGCCGCATTGCCGCATCGGCGTTGACCGAGTGCGGCGTGCCCCGAAACGGCACCGGCGAGAACCAGAAATCGCCCCACGGAGACCGGTCACCGGTGTCCGCGTTCAGGCGCATCGATAGCAGCACGGATCACTTCCTCGCGATAAGTGCGCCGAACACCGTGAACGCGAGCACAAGCGTGCCAACCGCTACCAGTGCCGCCGGAATGCTGATAAGCGCCAGGCCCGAGCCGATCAGGGCAATACCGGTCACCAGGGAAGCGTTGTAGGTCAGCGGGCTCATACGATCATCAAGGTGTAGTCGTCGGGCATCTTCGGGGTGCCGTCACCGACGAGCGCGCGCGATAGCGCCATGATCAGCGCGACAATGCCGTCGATCTTGTTCTCCGGACGCTCCTTACGCGGGTAGATGTTGTCCTTCGCGTCGAGGTGAGCGACCACGTTGCTCGCCATCCAGCCCAATACCGGATCGCCGTCGTGGATCAGCCGGCGCTGCAGCACGAGCGCTTCGAGTGCCTTCATCGGTTCCGAGAAATTCAGCACGGTCGGGCGCACCTCGATCATCGGCAAACCCTCGGCAAGCATCCGGGTTGAAAGTTGCGTCGCCTGGAAGGGATCGAAGGCGACGCCCTGTACCTGAAAGCGGCTCGACATCTCGATCAGGTCGGCCTCGATCCACCCGAAATCGATCACGTTGCCGGGCGTAACCGTGAGGCGGCCGTTGCGCATCCAGCCCGCGTACTGGCTGTTGCTGGTCGCCATCACGGTGTCCTCGGGCAGGTAGTACCGTCCGAAGACGGCATATCCGCCTTCGATCTCTGGATGCGCGAACAGCAGCGTCAGCGCGGCGATATCCGTCTTGCTCGCGAGGTCGAGTCCGATCCAGCATGGCTGTCCGGCAAACGTATCGAGATCGAGTGCAGCATCGGAACACCGGTCCCACGCCCGCATATCCATCCACGCGGTGTCGGCGTTGACCCATTCGTTGAGGTGCTTGGTCTTGAAGTTGTTGACCGCGCTCGGCAACTGCATCGCCTTCGCTTGCAGCGGCACCAGCACCTCGGGCTGGACCGAGATGCCCCAGTTCGGATTCGCCTTGATCAGCGCTTCTTCGGTCGTCCAGTCGTCACCGTCGTCGAGGCCGTACACGATGCCGAACTGGCTGTCGTCCTCGAACACGCCCTCGAGCAGCTTGGTGACAAAAGTGCGTATTTCGTAGCAGATCCCGGCCCGGTTGCTGCCCGCCGTCGTGATCACCCAAAGCAGCGAGTTGTTCCGTTTGCCGGTTCCCGTTTCGACCACGTCGTAGACCGTGCGCGTCTTGTGGGCGTGCAGTTCATCGACGCAACCGAAATGGATGTTCAGGCCGTCGAGCGTGGAGCCCTCGGCGGAAAGGGCTTCGAACTTGGAGCCGGACGCCAGCACATTCATGTTGTGCGCACCGACGGCGACAGCAAAGCGCGAACGGAACCCGGCGCTGCGCCGGGCCATCGTCTGTGCATCGCCAAACACGATGCGCGCCTGGTCGCGTGTCGTCGCCAGCGAATACACCTCTGCGCCGCCTTCGCCGTCGGCCGCGAGCATGTACAGGCCCACTGCGGACGACAGCGTCGATTTGGCGTTGCCGCGCGGCACTTCAATGTATGAGCGCCGGAAACGGCGTCGGCCATCGGCCTGCACCCAGCCGAACACGGTGGTCAGGATGAACACCTGCCATGGCTCGAGCGTGATTGACTCACCGGCCAGCGGCCCCTTGACGTGGGGCAGGCGCTCGATGAACGAACACAGGTTGTCCGCTGGCGCGAAGGCCCTGCCGGAGCGGTCCGTCAGCTTCGGATTGAACCGATAGGGACTGCTCTTACCCTTGAATCGGGCTAGATCATTCAGCTGCCGCTGGCAGGCGAGCTTGACCCAGCGGCACGCGGGGACGTTGCCCGCTACGACGGCCTCGGCATACCGTCGGGCAGTCATCGCGTAGCTCGACGTTGCCATCAGCCGGCGATCTCCGACCATGGATCGTGCGCGCTCGTCGGTTCCTGCGCAATCTGTACCCGCGAGCGCGACGCAGGGGTAAAGCCCATTTCCGATTCGTAGCTTTTCATCTCGAGCGCGAGATCGCGAATCACGTCCATCAGCGGCGAGCGACGCAGGATGCCGCTCGGCGTCTTGATGATCATGCCGGCCACGCCGGCGCGATTGATCTTGGCCAGCGCCTCCCGATAGAGGCCGGCGCAGTTGGCCCAGCGTTCCAGCACGGCGGCGTCGAGCGACGAGAGCAGTCCCGGCGGCGCGTTTTCGATCGCGTAGCGCCAGGCTTCCTTGGCGGTATCCGACATGTACTCGGGCGGCTCACCGAGCTTTCCGGTCGGGCGTGGCTCGTGCGGATTGATCCGGCATTTCTGCAAGGTGCCTTTGACCTTCTTGACGGCAGCGGGTAGCGGCTTACGGCCGGCCATGGGGGGCATCGAGCATCAAAAAAAGTTTTTCATTTTGCACGCGCAAAAATTCAGGCACGCGCACGATCCGGCGGCCGGAAGCGCCAGAGATCTGATCCCCCCTGGGGGGCCATCGTAGCCGCCGTGGACTGCGACAACGCCACCCGTCGCGCCCGTTTGCGCGCAGGCATCCGTTTCGTTCAGCCGGGCAGCGAGGCGCGCACGGTGCGGATTTCAGAAAGTCGTCCGACAGCGGGTGCGCTGAGCCGTCTCCCTGGCGGTCTTGCGGTTATGGCACGACGTGCATAACGACTGCAGGTTGGCCCAGTCGAGGCGAGCACCACCATCCTTAATCGGTACGACGTGATCGACGACGCGAGCGGCGACGGTCAGACCACGCGCCGAGCAGTGCGCGCACAGCGGATGCGATCGCAGATAAGCCGCGCGACATTGCTGCCAGGCCATCGACTTGTAGAAGCCGAGCTCTGCATCGAACGTGCGCCGGGCGCGGCCGTAATCGCGATGCGTCCATCCACGATGTGTGGCGCAGAAGCCGGGCGTCGCGAGCACAGCCGCGCATCCTGGGAACCGGCACGGCGTCGGCGCTCCACGTGGCATCAGATCTTCCGCTTGGCTTCATGATTGAACAGCGTGTTCATGGAGTCGTTATCCACCACGAGAGGAGTACGACCATGAGCACCATCGAACTGACGCCCGCGCAACGTGCGATCCTCGCCTACGCGATCAACCATACCAGCAGCAAGATCGACTGGTTTCCCGATAACATCAAGGGCGGCGCTCGCAAGAAGGTGATCGACGGCCTGTCGAACCGTGCCCTGATCACCACCGACGGCACCGATTGGTTTGTGGCCAGCGAGGGCTACGATGCGTTGGGTGTCCCGCGCCATGGACTGGTTGTACCCGTCGATCCTACCGATCCCGAGATGGAAACCGCAGTCGAAACCGCCGAGGCAAACATCGGGGTCAAGGCACCACGCCGCGCGCGCGAGAACAGCAAGCAGGCGCTGGTGATCACAATGCTGCGCCGACCGGAAGGCGCCACGATCGCGCAGATCTGCGAGGCGACCAGCTGGCAAAGCCACACGGTGCGCGGCACGCTGGCCGGTGCTCTCAAGAAAAAACTCGGACTCGACATTACGTCCGACAAGCAAAACGGCGAGCGCGTCTACCGGATTGCCATCCCAACTTGCAAGTGATCAAAGCAACTAAACTGAAATGGTTGTGGGACGGTGCCGTCGGCACGCCGCAGCATTCTGGAGGTCGACCATGGAACTCTATGACCGCGCCAAGTCTGTCGGAAATGCAATTGTCGAATTCGATTCATTTCGTAAGTTGCATCAGATCAACCCGGTTGCATGTAGAAATCACCTTCGCGGCTTTTTTGGTGACCAGCACGGTGACTGGAATATCGCGAACGTTCAGGCCGAAGGCGCAATGCTGCTGTTGAATGCAATGGGCAAGCAAGAGATTGGATTCAAAGACGCGCTAAAGACGCAGCAGCAACTGCAGTTAGCGGACGCATTGACGTCTGACGAGCACGATGCGAAACACGTTTAGGTGAGATCTAGGCGATATTTCCTCGACGGCTCATTTGATCTCCCGAAAAATCTCACCGAAGCGCGCCCCATCGTGGGCGCGTGTCGCTTCGGTGCCCGTGTAGTCCTGCCAGCGGCGCACGATCACGTCGACGTACTTCGGATCGAGTTCGATCAGTCGCGCGTGTCGTCCCGATTTCTCGCATGCGATCAGCGTCGTGCCCGAGCCACCGAACGGATCCACCACGATGTCGCGCGTCTTGCTGCTGTTACGCACTGCGCGTTCGACCAGCTCGACCGGCTTCATCGTCGGATGCAGGTCGTTCTTCGCGGGCTTCCTGATCTGCCAGACATCGCCCTGATCGCGTGCGCCGCACCAGAAGTGATCGGCACCATCGCGCCACCCGTAGAGGATCGGCTCGTACTGACGCTGGTAGTCAGCGCGGCCGAGCGTGAAGGTGTTCTTGGCCCAGATGATGAACGTCGACCAGCGACCGCCGGCGGCACGGAACGCCGACTGCAGCGTATCGAGCTCGCTCGACGACATCGCGATGTACACGGCGCCCTTGGTGACTGCCAGGATGTTCTGACAGGCTGCGGCCAGGAACACCTCGAAGCCGTCACCGAGATTGTCGTTCAGGATCGGGCGATTCTTGCCACGCAACTTGTCCTTCGCGGTGTTCGCGTAGTTGACGTTGTACGGCGGATCCGTGAAAGCCATGTCGGCAAGTTCGTCGCCGAGCAGGGCCCGGTAGGATTCAGCCTTCGTGGCATCGCCACACAGCAGCTTGTGCTCGCCAAGCAGCCAGATATCACCGGTGCGCGACACCGGGATCTCTTCGACTTCCGGGACCGCATCTTCATCGGTCTGTCCGGCGCGATCCGGCTCGTCGCCGGCGATCAGCGCATCCCACTCGTCGGCACTGAAGCCTGTGAGTGCGGGATCGACGCCGGCATCTTTCAGCTCGGCAAGTTCGAGACCCAGCAGCTCATCGTCCCACGATGCGTTCTCGCCGATCTTGTTGTCGGCCAGGATCAGCGCGCGACGCTGGATGTCGGTCAGGTGCGTCATTGGCACTACCGGCACCTCGGTGAGTCCGAGCTTGCGCGCCGCGAGCAGACGACCGTGGCCGGCGATGACGTTGTTCTGGCCATCGACCAGGATCGGCGCACCCCAGCCAAACTCGATGATGCTCGCGGCGATCTGCGCCACCTGTGCATCGGAATGCTGCTTGGCGTTCCGCGCATACGGGATCAGCACGTCGACCGATCGCAACTCGATCTTGACGTCCGCGACCGGGTTACGCATGGGCGACCTCGTCGAGGTTGACACGTTCAGCTTTGACCTGTTCAAAGGATCGTCCGGAACTCGCCAGCGTCACCTCGGCGTCCGGGTAGTGCTGCAGAAAGCGGCGGATCGCAACATCCACATACTCGGGTGCGATCTCGACTGCACGGCAGCGACGGCGCGTGCGTTCCGCCGCGAGCAGGGACGTGCCGGAGCCATTGAACGGCTCGAACACTACGTCGCTCGCATCGGAGAACGCCAGCATCACGTGCTCAGGCAGCGCGACCGGAAACACCGCCGGGTGATCGATGCCTTCGCCGATCGTGCCCTTGTGACGCATGATCCGGATCACGCTGTCTGGGATGCGGGTGTCCTGCGTTGGCGCGCCGGCGTGCGACCAGCCGCCGACCTCGCCATCCTTCTTGCGCATTGCGGTGGACGAACCGTCGGCACGGAGATGCGATTCCTGGCCGGCGTGCTTGCACGGTACGATCTTGTTCGGACGCCGCGCTTCGCGGTTGAAATGGAAAACGAACTCGAAGCTCGGTGCGAGGCGGCCGTTCCAGTCACCGGGCATTCCCGGCCCCTGATCCCACACATACCAGCCGAAGCGCCGCCAGCCGGATGCGTGCATCCACTGCAGCCAGCCGTCCCAGTAGGGGATAACTTCGTTGTCGCGATGGATCAGACCGAGATTGACGAGCACCTGGCCGTCGGTGGCCAGCGGTAGCGCGGCAAACACTCCGCGCATCAAGCCGTCCCAATCGACGATCGTGTTCGTGTAGTCGCGCTGGCTGCCGTAGGGCGGGCTGGTGAAGCACAATGACGCGCGATCCTCGCCCATCAGCGTCGCGATGACCGTCGGATCGGCGGCATCACCGCAGATGAGCCGATGCGTGCCAATCTGCCACACATCACCAGCTCGAGTGACCGGCGTAGTCGGCGCCTCCGGCACATCGTCGTCGGCGTCGTCGCCGTCGACCGACTCGGATTCGTTATGACCGAGCAGCTCTGCAATCTCGTTGTCATCGAAGCCGGTTAGATCAAGGTCGAACCCGGCCGCCTGCAGATCGGCCAGCTCGAGCGACAGCAGCTCACCATCCCAGCCCGCGCGTTCCGTGAGTTTGTTCTCCGCGAGGATGAACGCACGCTTCTGCGTCTCGGACAGGTGCGCGAGTTCGATCACGGGCACCTCGGTCATCGCAAGCTGGCGCGCAGCGAGGAGGCGACCGTGGCCAGCGATGACGCCGCGGTGCCCATCGACCAGCACCGGGTTGTTGAAGCCGAACTCCCGGATGCACGCCGCAATCTGCGCGATCTGTTCATCGCTGTGCGTGCGCGCGTTACGGGCGTACGGGATCAGCGACTCGATCGGACGATAGTCAATTTGAAGGGCCAGCATCGGGAGCGGAAATAAAAAAACCCGCGCGAGCAGGGCTCATCGCGGGCAAGAGAGGAGGGGGCGGTGCGAGATCCACCTCTCGCAACCATAGCCGGAATCTTAGCGAAATATCCTCAAAACGCGACACCTATGATGAGCGAGGGATCCTTGCATTTGTTGGCACGAGCCCGAGGGAAACCTGAACGACAGTCAACCTCTATTGATTCCCTGCATCGAGTTGCCGGACGATGTGCTGCATGGCGCTATCCCACCGGCGCTGGGCAGTCCGCGCGACGCAGCCGAAGCGCTTCGCGATGTCGTCCCAGCGATGCCGTTCGGCACGCATCCAGACAAGATGCCGCTGTTCCTCTTCGAGCCACTGCACCCAGCGCATCGTTTCCAGCATCCGGTCGACCGCAGATGGCGACGGCGGCAACGGGCGGTACTCGCGATCTTCGTTCGCGAGTGCTTCCCATTCGCGCCGCACAAATTCCGGCCAGACGTTGAAGTAGCCTTGAACACGCACGGGCGGCAGACGGTGGCTGGTTTCCGCTGCCTCGACAAAGCGTGCTGCCACAACATCGACGCTCCACTCAGTCATGGCGACCTCCGTGGCCGGGCGGGCCATAGAGCCGGTTGCCGATCCGGCGTACGAATTCACGCTCGATGAAATCCAGCCGCTCGTCATGCTCGGCGATGACGAGGATGCGTTGCTGCTGCCAGCCATCGCGCTTGGTCGCTTCGAGATCCACGGCCGCGGGCTGATGGCGGGCAAGCGAGGACGGGGAGTGCGGAACCGGGATCTTCATCTCACTCCCCCTGTGTGTCAGCGGTCCAGTGGAGCAACGCCAGCGCGTCGGCTTCGTTGTCGTCGATCACGGCATGTCCGAGCGCGCGCATCGCGGCGATGACTTCATCCTTGCTAGCATTGCCCCGGCCAGTCGCGTGTTTCTTGATCGTGCCCACAGGCACACCCTGGTACGGGATACGGTGGTGCTCGCACCATGCCGAGAGCGTGGCGAGGAATCCGCCATACGCGTGTGCTGCGTCGACACCGGCATGACGGCGCACTTCCTCGAAGTACACAGCGTGAATATCCCCTGCGCTGCCGTGCAGTTCCGAGAGCCAGCGACGAAAGCGCAGGAAGCGCATGCCACCCCCCTCGAAGCGCTGCGGCCGGAAGTGCTGCGCGCCGCTCGTGATGCCGCCATCAAACCGGCGCAGCGCCCAGCCGGTGGTCGTGCCCAGATCGAGGGCGAGAATCGTCGTGATCATGATTGCAGTCGTTCCTGTTGGGAGGAACGGCGCAGCCGGCAGAGCAAAACGTAATATCTTCGTGTGCGCGCGCACGCGCACGCGTATAAGAGTTACGTTGTAATGCGCCGGCTGCGCCGTTCGGCATGCTCGAATGGCGACTCAGTTGTCGGCGTATGGAGTGTATGCGGGCGTATGCGGGTTCTTGAGGTCGATGCCCCTGAAACCGCGCAGACCTGCGGCGTTTTTCCACTGCTCGCATCCACGCGTGATCAGCAGATCGGAAAACCGCCGTTGTGATCCAACAAACTCCCCGGCGGACTCGGCCCATTGCTTCCAGTCGTTGAACAATTCCGCAGTCAGCGACTTCGCGTTGGCCTCGCGTACACAGCGTTCGTCGAGCCAGCGGCCCAGCGCATCCTCGGCCTCGAAATACTCGTCGGTCGCGTCCTTCACCTGTTGGGGTGGATCAAGCCGCCCGAGACGTTGCCAGTCGAGGCAGCCCTGAACTGCCCAGGCCAGAATGCCGTCGCGCTCGGCCAGGAGCTTCTGCTGGAGCAGCTTGTCGCGGCGCTCGGGCGGTATGGTGATCGTGAACGGGATCAGGTGCAGACGCCGCTTCATCGCTTCGTCGATGTTGCGGATCGCAGGCTTGTGGTTACCGGCAACGAACAGCTTGAACTGCGGGAGAAACTCGAAGAAGTCCTGCCGCATGAAGCGCGCGGAGATCTTGTCGCCACCCGTGAGGTTTTTGATCTTTGACTCGGCCCAGCGCCGTCCCTGTTCGGTTTCGATGGCCGACACGAAGCGCGCGCCACGCAGGCTAGCCATGTCGGTCGGGTGCCGGTCGTTGCGCGTTTCCATGAATGTGTCCATCGGCGCGTTGGTGGCATAGTCGCCGAGGATAGTTGCCAGCGTGTTGACGAATACCGACTTGCCGTTCGCGCCTGTGCCGTAGAGGAAGAACAGCGCGTGCTCCTGCGTCGAACCGGTGAGCGCGTAGCCCGCCGTCCGTTGCAGATAGTCCTGTAGCTCGATATCCCCACCCGTGACCTCGGTGAGGAACTGTCGCCAGATCGGACAGTTGGCACTTGGGGTCGCCGTGGTGACCCGAGTCATCCGGTCGGTACGGTCGTGCGCACGCTGCCTGCCCGTCGTGAGATCGACCACGCCACCCGGCGTGTTGAGCAGCCACGGGTCGGCGTCCCATTCTGCGGTGGTGGCCGCATGTCGGCGATCCGATCGAGCCAGCCGTTCGACACCAGCGACCGTGCCAGAACTGGCGAGCCTGGCGGCAATCTTCGGGTTTTCCGCACGCACGGCCGTGTGACGGCACACGCTACGAATCAGGTCGGTAGCGGCCAGCGTGTCTTCGGAGCGCCAGCGATGGCCGTCCCACATCATCCAGCGCCCCCATGCGGACACGTAGCGCCAGTCGCGGTAGTAACGGCGGGTGAAGGCCAGCGCCAGCGCGTCTTCCGTGCCCCACACGGATTCGTCGCTGCCGACGGCGGGTTCCTGCTCGACGTCGATGTTGTAGATCTGGGCACGCGGGGCGTGGGCGAGAAAGGCTGCGAGATCGAAACCCTCAGCCACTGCATCCGCTGCATCCCATCCTTCTGATGCTTCCTCGGGCGGATACAGGATGTGGCAGGATTTTGCGCCTGCCGTGAGGATGGCCTGTGCTGCCTGCGTGGCGTATTCCCAGCCGGGTTTGTCGCGGTCGGGCCAGATGAGCACGGCCTTGTCCGCGAGTGGAGACCAATCGGTCTTCTCGACGGGCGCGTTCGCACCGTGCATCGCGGTTGTAGCGACGATGCCTGCGTTGATCAGCGTCTGCGCGCATTTCTCGCCCTCGACCAGGACCACCTGCGAGGCGTCGACCATGCCCGGCTGGTTGTAGAGAGGGCGCGGATTGGGCGGGGCCATCTTGCGGCGCTTCGCATCCCACGGCCGGAATTCCTTCTTCCGGCCCGGTGGATCGTAGCGGTAGACGACAGCGATCAGCTGGCCACTGGCATCAAGGTAGTCCCACTTCGCCGTGGCCGGGCCAAGATCGTCGATCGGCGCTTCCTTTTTCGTGCGTCGTTTCGGCGTGAGGGCGCTCTGTCCAATTAGCTCGCGTGCCTCCTGCAGCACGCGCGGGAAATCGACGTGAGCGTTGACACCGAGCCATGCCGCGATCAGATCGAAGATGTCGCCGCCGTCACCGGTAGCGCGGTCGGTCCACAGGCCTGCCTTCTCTCCGGCGAGCACAATTTCCAGGCTGTCACCCGGGCTACCCAATACGTCACCGACAAGGAACAGACCCCGGCGCTGCTTGCCTGCCGGGTACAGGACGGTGAGGACCGGTTCGATATGGGCTATCAATGTCGCGCGGATCTCGTCACGGCTCGTGTCCTCATGTACGGAAGACGGGATGTCGTTGAAATCGATCATTTTGAGTTCTCCCCGGTTGCGGTTATGGCCGTGTGTTCCAGCAGCGGTCCTGCCACGCGCACATCCGGCATTCGAAGTGAGTGGGATCGTTGAATGCGCGCGGCAGTCGCTCGCCGGTGTCGCTCGCGCTGATCACCGTCACGGCACGGTCGGACATGCGTTGCGCAAGCACCGCATCGAACGGAACCAGCTCGATGTACAGATCCATCGTGTCGGCGTTGATCGCGGTGAACACGGCAGGATGCTCGTGCAGACCGAGATAGGCCTGATAGAGCGCGACCTGTGCGGCATAGATGGGTTTGGCGACGGCGAGCCGGTGCTTGAGCAATTCGCGCCACGACTTGCCGCCGAGGCACTTGTTTTCCCAGAGCGCTGGATAGCTGACGTCGTCGGGGCCGCCGACGAGCACACCATCGATGTGCCCCTGCAGCCGACCATCGAGTGCCGAGAAGCCGAACTGCTCGCCATCAGCCTTGTGCGTGCGCAGATCGAATCCGGCGTCACACAACCACGCGGCCATGCGGTCCTCCATCACATGACCACGCTCGAAAATACGCAGCATGCGGCCCGGCACGTCGCGACCGTGGTCGACGGCGGCACGCTCGTACTCGTATTGCAGTGCGCGTTCGCAAGCGGCTCCCAGACGCGAGGCACCGAGATACGTTCTGGTACCTTGGCGCTTGCTCGTGCGCTGCATGCCGGAATCAATCAATGCCGTAATCCGATCCGACAAGGTGGACGATGAGTTGAAATCCATCATCGCGCGACCTCCCACGGCAGGTCGTCGGCCATGTCGGCAAACGGATCGAGTGGAGGCGTCGTACCACGCAAAGCTGGCTGGCGCGTCGCCTCGTGGTGCGAGACCATCTGTTCCGTCCAGCAGGTGACGATCGCGTCAATCACGCGCAGGGCTTCTTCCTCGGCGTAGGCACCGAGGGGTTTGTCGAAACCGATCTCACCAGCGGCTTCGCCGAACGCCTTGAGGCACCGCTTCATTGCGGCGCGTTCGACTTCAGTCGGATCAATCATCGTGTTCTCCGCAATGGTTGCGCCGTCGTCCAGGACACGAAGCCTGGTGCCGTACAGCGCATGGAAGGCGTTCTGGCAGCGTTGCGAGCAGAACGCCCAGTCAATCGGGTAGCGCCGGGGATTGCCGATACCGTGACGGGTATCGGCATGCGTGAGTCCCCGGGCCTGACGGGTGCAGACCCAGCATTTCATTGAGGATCTCCGCGTCAGGCCCAGGCAGGTTTGCCCGCCAGTGCCGGTCGGGTCGTGGTCGGCGCGGGACGGAAAGTCGGCGCGGTCTGTGCCGGAGCGCCCGACTGGCCACCAGAGCTGGGAGGCTTCGTGGCAATGCTCGTGAACGCGGCGTAATCGGCGTGATCCGGTTCGACTGCCATGCGCACGACATTGCGGTCATCGCCGCGCGCATCCTTCTCGATGTCCACGCGCACGATGAACTCGACGCCATCAAGATCGGCGAAACTCTCGATACGGCGGGCAGCCGATGCCTGCGGACTGTTGTCCTGCGGGTGGACGTGCCGAGCGCTGTTGAGAATTGCGCGGATGAAGCTGCGCCCCATCTGCCCCCAGGTAGGCCCCTTGCGCGAGTGCAGACCGATGTTCGTCCACATCTTGCGTTTGGCATACGGGCCATCGGTCACGACAAACTCGCAGGCCAGATAGACCGAGCCCGTCTCGAACGATTCGGTCGCGTAGCCGCCGGTCCAGCCCTGCTCGGGATCATCGTAGCCACCGGGTTTGATGGTCATGCGAACCGGCACCACCGTGCCCTTCGGGATCAGCTCAAAACCAGCGTGCTGGGCATCGGCATCGTTGAAGTCGTTCCATTGGGACATGATCAGTTCCTCGTCGTCGGGGATTGGGTCGCTGCGGCTGCGCATTTGCGGATCAGCGCGTGGAGATCGGGCGGCTCGAGCAGCTCGAGCTGGCCTGAACGGTCCTTGGCCGGATAGCCGTAGGGATTGAGCGTGTGGGTGACGAACGCGCGGTACGCTGTGCCGTCGTCGGCCTTGATCTCGGCGAGCGTGACGACCTCGTCGACGATGCCGGGCAGCTCGGCGGCAGTCTTCGAGCCTTCGATCTGCGGGGCGAACACCTTGCGGTTGAAATCGTCGACGCGCTCGTCGAGAATCGCGACGAACACAACGTTCTTGCCGCGCGCATGCTGCAGGTGGGTCAGTGCCGTGAGCATCTCAGTGCCGAGCAGACCGTAGGCACCGCGCATGTCGGGCTTGCCCGTGCGATCGGACACGGCCTGCGGCTGGGTTCTGGCCCAGATCAGTGCCAGGCGCGCGAGCACGGTGATGCTGTCGACGAAGTACGTGTCGTAGCGGGTCAATTGCGCCGGATCGCCGAAGCGTTCGCATACATGGCGGAAATGCGCGTCCGAGAACGGCACCTCCGGTGGCAAGGCTGGGTTGGGGCCTGCGAGGAACACGACGAGGTCGCGGAATTCCGGCCAGGTGGCGGGACGCATGCAGTCGCCCTGCCAGTCGCGTACCGCGAGGTCGCCTGCCTCGAGATCGACGAACAACGTCGAGGCCTCGGGCAGCGTTCTCAGCAGGCTGGTCTTGCCAATCCCGCTCTTGCCAAGCACGGCGATCTTGACGCCCTGGCGCTCGGCTAGCCGCTGGTCAGCGGTGATGATGGGAAGCGCCATTACGCGGCCTCCTTCAGCAGATCCGCGACAGCCGGATTCCAGAGAATCTGGTAGCCGGAGTGACCGTTGCGCGAGTACGGCATGGCCTCGGCCCAGGCCTCGCCCGCCTCGGTCAGTTCCCACTCGTCGCGGTCATTGCGCGCCTGCAGACCGTGACGCGCAAGACGCTGGTTGGCGGCTTTCGCCGAGATGCTCAGAAGCTGGCCAACCTGCGTGGCGTTGAGCGAGCAGATGGGCGCATCCGCAGCGGGCAACGCGCGTCGCAGCGTGTCGACGGCGATACCGGTGTTCTCGTGGATACAGGTCAGCGTTGCAGCCATCGCAATGCCGGCCTTGACGCCAGGCACCTTCGCCACGGCCTCGCCGATCAGCAGGATCGACGACACGCGGTCCTGGGTCGGTGCGGGCAGGCTGGCGACGGCGTTGTAGCTGCCGGTCTTGCGGATCGCTGGCAGCACCTCGCTCGTGACCCAGCGCTTGAAGCGTTTTGCCGCGTCCTTGGTGCTGCCGATGATCAGGGCGTACAGCCCTGACTCGTTGACGTGGTTGGTACGTTGCGTGCGACCGATAGCATCGATGGTGTCCAATTTCTGGACATCATCGTCATCGACGTGCGATTCGACAGCCTGGCGCGGATTGCCGAACTCGAGCACGGCGCACACATCGTTGGCGTTGAACCACGGCTGGCCTGCGTCGTCGACGTTGACGCGCACGGCATGGGACTCAAATTCGAACGGCAGAATGTTCGTCATGCTCAGGCTCCGATGTCATCGATGAGGGCCAGGCGGAACGCCGGCTTGCCGGGTTTGGTGGTGCGTGCAGGGGAGAACTGCTCGCGCAGTGCCGGTGGCCAGTTGTTGAAACGCGATTCAGCGATCGAGAACTCGACGTCGAGATAGTCCTCAATGCGCTCACCAGCAGCAGTGAGACGCGAGGCCATTTCGGAAAGACGCTGCTGGTCCCATGACACGCGACGTGGCAGTTCGAACGTGATGCGCAGGGGACCGTCGGACACATGCGTGGTGCCGTAATCACGACCGGAGTCACGCAGTGCGTTACGTGCCTGTTCGCCATAGGCAGCGTCGAGCGCTGCGTCAAACTTCGTGCGAGTGGCCTTGATCCATTCGCTCGCATCGATCAGGTTGCGATGAATTGCGGCTTTCTGGGCTGCAGGCAAGGCTGCGATCTGGGCCACGGACATGGCCATGAGATCGGCCGGGAGGATCGTCATGTCGCTCATGGCTTTCCCCTCACTGACCGACGGCGGTTTGAGTATCTGCGCGCTCGGACGTGCTCTTGCGCAGACTCTCGGCCTCGAACGATTCGACATCCTCGAGGCGGTAGAGCACGCGGCCTTGCAACTTCAGGAATACCGGGCCGATACCGTCTGAGCGCCAGCGCTCGAGCGTGGCTTCACTAACGTCCCAGCGTTCAGCCAGATCGCGTTGATTGAGGTGTTTGATACTCACGTTTTTCTCCTTTCGGGTGGTTGCGAAAACGTGAGGTCATCTTCGGATTCGGCATGTACGGGCGTCCGCCACCGCCATGTACGGGCTGATGTACGGGCGCAGTTCCTGCCTGGAGAATCGGAGCCAAAAAAGCAAAAAACCGCCCGAAGGCGGTTGTGCGTGACGATGAGGGGACGAGTCAGTTCAGGTTGAATCCGTACTGTCCGTTGCCGTCGTTGGCGATGTAGTCTTCCCAGACGGTGTTGCCGCTGAACAGGTTCTGCATTCGCTGGCTGCGCCCGGATTTCTGGTTGCCGTAGACGGCGGCGAGGATTTCGTGGGCTGGAACCCATCGACGGCCGTGCGATAACTGCTCATACAGATAGCTAACAGCCGCCACCTGCCGTTTGCCCTTGATGTTCCAGGGACGGTTGGATCTTGTGACGATGACGAGCGTGCTGGTAATCGGATCGAAGCGCACCGGCAATGATTTGTCGAGGTGTGTGCCGGGCGAGGATACGAGCAGCCGATGAATCAGATCGGCATCGATGTGCGGGTTTGCACTGTGCTCGACCAGCAGGTCGCGAATGGAAATGATCCTGTAGTCGCGCGGTGGTGGCACAACGTTGGGCAAATTCTGCCCCGAGGTCAGGACGAGCCCCTGGCTTGGCAATGACGGTTGTCGAAGGTGTGCAAACACCTGTGCAGCTTGCGTTGATAAATCCCTGACGAACCACACGTCGACCTGTGCGTCGGCCACACGCATCCGGCCGAGTTGCCAGAGTATGCCGTCGATCGCCGGGGAGGCGATGGCGCGACGCAGAGCCTGCGGTATGCCCAGCAGTTCGGCAATGTAATTCAGCAGCCTGGACGCGTTGACGGCACGGACTGCCGCGACGCTGGTATCAAGGTATTTCCGGCGGAATGTCTCAGGACATCGATAGCGATATCGCCCGGATTCGTCTTCCACGAGATCGACCATGACTGTCTCATCGCCACAGGGTGCCGGATAACCGCTGGCGTAGCCGATGCATTCAGTCCACGTTTCGAGATCGTGCCCGGACAGGGCCGTCGCGCGCGACAGGCTCCATCCGGGCACGCCCTGCAGACGTTGTCCGTCCGCGTCGGGGATCGGCTGGTTCGATTGTTCGAACAGTGCGATCAGCTCAAGCAGCGAGCGCGTCGACAGGGGTGTCGTCTGCACTGCCGATCTCCTTCACCAGATTCCACCTGGCGAGCAGGCGGTCGCACAGCGCCCGATCCTTTTCGCGCTTGGTCTTGATATTGCAGCGATTTTCGTCGCGCAGAATGATGGTGATCGTGCGTGCGCGATCCGTGCCGACCTTCCTGATGCGAATGGAAAGCTTTGCGTAATTGAGGTGGTGGTCACGGAAATCAAATGTTGGGGAGATCAGGGAACGGGCGGCCGTGTAAATGTCGTCGCTGTCCTTTGCCCAGATTTTTACTAGCAGTGATCGATGGCTTTCGGATGCATAGCCGAGCTCAATCACCTTGACCGATGCAACGTTCTCACCGGAGATGTCGAAATTCCGGAGTGCTGCCAGGCTCTGGTAATCGTATTGCTTGAGCGGGACTTTTTCGCCGGTGATCGGCGACTGCAGCAACGAGTCTGCTGCGATGCGCGCCAGCGCTTCACGTCCGTCCGTGTCTTTCGACAGGATTTCCAGATGACCGTTGGCCGGCTCGTAGGTGACGTGCGAGGACACGGCACGCACGACCTCCTGCGGCACCAGTTCACTGTCCTGGACGCAATCGACGATTTCGGGCGGGCGGTTGTGGTGGACACTGATCTGATACAGCTCGATGTCCTCGCCGGTCTGCGTGTCTGGGCGCAGTCGCTTGAACACCTGTACGGCGACGTCTGTCGCTGCACAGCGTAGCTGCTCGGCCACTGCATTGTGGAAGGACTGACGCGCTTCCACATCGTCCAGCACTGCGAGATCTTTGGGGGCCAAGTACCCCGAATAGCAGGTAGCACTTTGGCGGAATACGTCCGCCTGCCGCGCATTCAAGGCTTCATCGAATAGCGAGGGAGCATGGCGATACAGCCAGATCGCACGCTCGTACTGGTTGCGAATTGCAGAAAACGCTGCCTGGTCCTGCTCATCGAAGATATCCTGACTGATCCCGTCGATGACGTCCTGCCCAGGACCATCGGACAGCAACACGATGCGTTCGGCAACCTCCTCGATCTGCTGCCGTTCCCCGACATCGAGGCTCGCCAGTTCGGCCTCCATCGCCGCCCGCTGGTCCCGCTTGGTCTGGTCGTCATCCAGATCCACAAGATCCAGGCCGAATTTATCGACCATGAATTCGTGGAACACGGCCGGCGTCACATGGCCCAGCAATTTCGACAGATTCTCTGCATCGTTCATCGCTACCCCTTTCTCAACGTGTGGATCAGGCTGGCTTCGGTCTGTGTGGCCCTGTTTTTTATCGGGGTGTACAGACCGATGGCGTTCGGTTTACCGAACAGATGTGATTATTTCGGGACGGTGCTGGGTTTGTCAAGCAGTTACGAATTCGTTCGGTCGGGTGGTATCATTTTCTGAGTAAAACCGGAACGATCAGGAGAATTCAGTGCCATCCCCTCTGGGTGACAAGATCCGTGCGCGGCGCAAGGAAAAAAGGCTTAGCCTCGAGCAACTGGCCGAGCTGACCGATTCCAGCAAGAGCTATATCTGGGAGTTGGAAAACAAGGACGACCCGAAGCCGTCGGCTGAGAAGATCGGGAAGATCGCTGCCGTGCTCGATGTGACGACGGAATTTCTGCTGAACGAGTCCACGACGACTCCCGACGAGGAAGTGGTCGACGAGGCTTTCTTCCGCAAGTACAAGAGCATGTCCGAGCCGGACAAGAAAAAGATCCGCAAGATCCTGGATGCCTGGGAGGACGAATGACGGCTGTGAAAAAGCCGAAGGCGGCAGCTAATCAGATTTCGTCGATGCTGAACGCCGTGCTCGGCGTGGACCGTTTTCCGGTCAAGGTCGATGAACTGGCGCTGGAGTATTCACGGCAGTGCTTCGCAGATTCGCCGATCGACAAGGTGGTCGGCGAGGACATGGATGATTTTGAAGGCATGCTGGCTGCGAACAAGGCCCGGTCGAAATGGCTCATCGTCTATAACAGCGCCGTGCGATCGGAGGGGCGCAAGCGCTTCACCGTCGCTCACGAATTTGGGCACTACCTGCTGCATCGCCATCAGCAGGTCCATTTTGAGTGCGGCACCGATGACATAGAGACGGGCGACAACAATGGGCGCGATATCGAGGGGGAAGCCGATGTCTTCGCCTCGACCCTGCTGATGCCGCTGGATGATTTCCGGCGACAGGTGGACGGACAGCCGGTCAGCTTTGATCTGCTCGGTCACTGCGCTGATCGCTACGGTGTTTCTCTGACAGCGGCAGCTTTGCGCTGGACCGAAATTGCGCCGAAGCGTGTCGTGCTGGTGGCCAGTCGCGACGACCATATGCTATGGGCGAAATCGAACGATGCGGCGTTCAAATCGGGGGCATATTTTGCGACACGCAGGAACACAATCGAGTTGCCTCGCCAGGCGCTTGCCCACAGCGATAACGGCTGGAGTGCAGGCGATCAGCAGACGGGCCGAGCGCAGCACTGGTTTCCACATGAACCTGCCAGTATGCCCGTTACCGAAATGACCCGGGTGGCAGGGCAGTACGACTATACGTTGACGCTGCTGTCGTTGCCCGACGCGGAATGGCAACGGCCCCGGCATGATGATGAAGAGGCCGAGGAGGACAGCTTCGACCGGTTCGTCCGCAGCGGACAGTACCCGGTTCGGTAGATCATGAGCGCGTACAAGTGGCAGTTCAGTTCCCGTTTCCGCCGCAACGCCTTCGGCTGGCGATCCGACACGCCGATTCAGCGTATCAAGGAAGCGCTTTCAGAAATCAAGGCGGTCGCACGTAAGGAGCCAGTGGTTGCGGCCGAGGGGGCGGTGCTGCTCCTCGAAAAGCTGTCGCCCGCGCTGGAGCAGGTCGATAGTTCCTCGGGCGCCTTGGGCACTGCGGTCAACAAGGCCATCGAAACACTGGTGCCGATCATTGCGAAGGCGGATGTCGACGCGTGCGTTCGGCAGCATTGGCTTGAACGCCTGTGGCAGGCTTTGCAGGACGATGAGATGCCCTACATCGAATCGCTCGGCGAGCACTGGGGCGAACTGTGCGTTACCCCGGAGATTGCTGCCCGGTGGGTCGATGATTTCTTGCCGCTGGTCGAACATGTCTGGGGTTCCCAATCCTCCGGTCACGGTTTTTTCAAGGGGACGGGTGCATGCCTTGCTTCCTTGTACGCCGCCGGTCGCCATGAACAACTGCTCGCGTTGCTGGAGCGAGCACCGTTCAAGTGGTGGTATTACCGCCAGTGGGGCGTAAAGGCGCTCGGAGCGATGGGGAAGAAGGCGGAGGCGATCCGCTATGCCGAGCGGTCGCGCGGCTTGAACGACCCTGGCTGGCAGATTGCAGAGACCTGCGAAGCCCTCCTGTTATCGTCGGGCATGGCGGAGGATGCATATCGACGCTATGCGATCGAAGCCAATCAAGGCACGACCAATCTCGCCACCTTTCGCGCCATCGCCAAAAAATATCCGAACATTCCGCCGGAGCAGATTCTGCGCGACCTGGTTGCCAGCACGCCCGGTGCTGAAGGCAAGTGGTTCGCCGCCGCGAAAGATGCTGGCCTGTTCGACGTTGCCATCGAGTTGGTCACACGCAGCCCGACCGACCCGCGCACACTGGCGCGCGCAGCAAGAGATTTTGCCGAGCTTCAGCCTGGGTTCGCGGTTGCTGCCGGCCTTGCTTCATTGCGGTGGATTTCGCTTGGCCATGGTTATGAAATCACGGGCACCGATGTACTCGATGCGTATTCGGCCGTGCTGAAGGCCGCATCAACGGAAGGCATGGATATTCGGCAGGTCAAGACCCAGATCAGGGATCTGCTGGCCTCGACGCCCGCAGGCAATCAGTTTATGAAGACCGTTCTGGCCCATCATCTGGCGGTCTGATTCAGTCGCGTTTTTGCGATAGCCTGCATCCGTATGCGCGCATACGAAACTCCCTCATGGTGTCGGTGACGGTTCGTCTGGAAAATTTCGCTTTCAAGGCGAGTTTGACGGAGAGGGCCGGTACCGATGCACGAGATAAACCAGATTTCCCCAGAACGGATGACCCCGGAGCAGCGCCGGCTCGAAGTCGCGTCGCTGCTGGCCAATGGGCTCGTGCGCCTGCGCATCAGCCATTTTCCACAGTCCACAAAGCGCCTTCCGGAGAGTGAGTTTGAGCTTGCCTTATCTGGACGCCAGCGCGTTCATACAGACCCCGTCAACAACAAAAATACGGAGTCCAGATGAGTACGAGCCCGCGTGCATACACGACACCAGCGTCGGTGGCTGCGCAAATCGCCCGATTGCCTGATCTGCCCATGTCAGAAATCAAGGCGCTCTGGCGCAGGCTGATCGGGGGCGATACGCCCACGCACAACCGGCAGTTTCTCGAGCGCCGCATTGCCTACCGACTGCAGGAAGTCGAGTTTCGCAAGGTCGATCCAAACCTGCTTGAGAGGAACAAGCGCCGAATTGCCAATCTGGTAGAAACGGGCAAGCTCACCAAGAAGGCGCGATCGTTCCGTCCGCCAGCGGGGACGGTGCTGACTCGCGAATACCAGAAGGTCGAGTATCGCGTGACGGTCATTGCGGACGACCGATATGAGTTTGAAGGTCGGCTATACCCGAGCCTGTCGATGATTGCTCGCGAAATTACCGGGACGCGTTGGTCAGGTCCCGTGTTTTTCGGTCTCACGGAGCCGGGAAAGCGGAGGGTTGAAAAGCAGCGGGGGCGGAGATGAGCGATTCACTGACCCGGCGCTTGCGCTGCGCCGTCTACACGCGGAAATCCACCGACGAGGGGCTGGACCAGGAGTACAACTCGATCGATGCGCAGCGCGATGCGGGGCATGCGTACATCGCGAGCCAGCGTGCCGAGGGCTGGATTCCGGTCGCCGACGACTACGACGATCCGGCCTACTCGGGCGGGAACATGGACCGTCCCGCGATTAAACGCCTGATGGCAGATATCGAAGCGGGCAAGATTGACATTGTGGTGATCTACAAGATCGACCGGCTGACGCGCAGCCTGACCGACTTCGCCCGCATGGTCGATGTGTTCGAGCGCCACGGCGTGTCGTTCGTCTCGGTTACCCAGCAGTTCAACACCACGACGTCAATGGGTCGACTGATGCTGAACATCCTGCTGTCCTTCGCCCAGTTCGAGCGCGAGGTCACCGGGGAGCGCATTCGCGACAAAATCGCTGCGAGCAAACGCAAGGGCATGTGGATGGGCGGTATTCCACCCATCGGGTACGACGTCGTGAATCGCCGACTGGTGTTGAATGACGGCGAGGCAAAACTCGTGCGCCACATCTTTCGGCGTTTCGTCGAAATCGGATCGAGCACCCTCGTGGTCAAGGAGTTGAGACTCGATGGCGTGACGTCGAAGGCATGGACCACGCAGGACGGCAAGGTCCGTAAGGGGCGGCCGATCGACAAGGCGCTGATCTACAAACTGCTGCACAACCGTACCTACCTCGGGGAATTGCGCCATCGGGACCAATGGTATCCGGGAGAGCATCCGTCGATCATCGATCGCGAGCTGTGGGATCGAGTTCATGCAATCCTGTCTACCAATCGCCGTGCGCGCGCAAGCGCCACGCGGGCGCAGGTGGCGAAGGTGCATTGTCTGCTCAGGGGTATGGTGTTCGGAAGCGACGGCCGGGCGCTGTCGCCAATTTCCACGGTAAAGAAAGACGGGCGTCGATATCGCTACTACGTCCCTCAGCGTGAAAAAAAGGAGCATGCCGGTGCGTCGGGTCTGCCTACCTTGCCGGCGGCCGAACTCGAGGCAGCGGTGTTGGATCAACTACGGGCGATCCTTCGCTCGCCGGGGCTGATCGGGGATATGCTGCCTCGGGCTATCGCACTCGACCCCAGCCTGGACGAGGCCATGGTCACCGTGGCGATGACCCGTCTCGATGCGATCTGGGACCAGCTGTTCCCGGCAGAGCAGACCAGGATCGTCAAATTGCTGGTCGAGAAGGTGATCGTGTCGCCCGATGATCTGGAGGTGCGGTTGCGCGCGAACGGCATCGAGCGTCTGGTCCTTGAATTGCGACCGGCGACCGATGGCGGGGCCGAGGAGGTCATGGCATGA